GACTGAGATGCTGTCCTATAACTAGGATAGCTACCATCTAGGAACCCGCGAGGGACCCTAGCACCCTTGGCCTTGTACCGTAGACGTTTAGTCCGCGGCACAAATGAAGCTCCAAGGTCCAAAGAACCGACGTAGTTCCCGCACGCAAGCATCATAAGGAAAGGGTCGTCATTACTGACTTCCAAATACTCATGATCAGGGCGCAGGAACTTATATCGGTATTTACACTGAGAGGTAAGTACCCCAGAATCAGGGTTGCACCACTCAGGGACGAGGTAAGGACCACGTCGCAATAAACCACGTAAATAAACTAGGCTTTTGGGAAGATACACGTTATGTGTAACTGACCATTGGACTAGTTGGTTTATCGCTACGTAAACTTCCGGATCCGTCAAGAGGCTTCTTACATATGGGGGCGTAACATTATAACCCTCATAAAAGTCGCCTCCACACGATTCACGGAAAGGCCCGCTGCTAAAGGATTTGTCATAGTTAATGACAAATCCCGCCGACTTGAACATCTCACAGACGCCAGCGTACTCCTTAGAGGGTACAATAACGTCGTCTCCGAATACCGCTGTTGACGACCAGTCTATAAATAGACTTGGGCCGCCATTGTTACAACGGTATGCGTAGATGAGAGCAACCAGTATAAGTGTCATAAGGGGAAAAGTAAAACCATTCCCCATAGTGGACACCATATACAGGTCATGTTCAGAGCCTTCAATACTCACCTTTGGTGATCTAATCTTAGCGATTAGTTCATACCATCTAGCGGGTAGAAGGAGTCGTACGAGGTCAAGACCGATCATGTCCGAGGCACTCTTCATGTCAATAGTTGCCAAACTATCGTCAATCGAGGCCACACAAGCAAGATGTTTATTCTTGTCTTGTTGTGACGTGATATCAAGTCCGATGTATCGCAGGGTATCTTCTAAGTAACGGCCTGCAGCAAGCTGCAGTACCATATTACCAGAAGGCTCTATAGCGATAGTCCTCCAAGCTTCCTCGTTCTTTGGGATTGATTCAAGACGCGAACCGCTCACCTCCACAATCCCGCCACCGTTCAGCGCATCGAAGCACTGAAAATAGGGGTTGGACATACGGAGGAGTGAAACAAGCGGTACGCTATGAGCTGTACATGTCATCTTCTGCCTAATCTTCTGGGCTGTATGGGTACCAGTTACGCCGTTAGACGCACCTGGGCCAAAACGCCAGCGATCAAAGAGAAGTGAACCCGACAAGGACTCTTGTATAGAGTCTGGTTCCTCTGACTTAGTAAAACGCTCAAGAGCTATAGTTATAAATAGCTTAGCGTTAGCTACGTCGAAGGCGCTCAAAGTGATAGGTCTCGTGCTGACTTCAAGATTATTCATAATGAAGTCAGCGTAGGACTTAGCTTTGAGGTCGGGTCTCCTAATGTTCGCACGCTTGCGCATGCGAACTAGGAGTCTGTCTATCGCAAACTGCCTTTTGGGGCAACTAGCGGAAAGACAGCTGAGCTCATCTTGTAAGGTACTGAAGAGGCTTATCAGCCTACTTTCGCCCTTGCTTACTTTAGCCACGGGATATCTCCTGATGGTTAGAGCCTAGTTAGTCTGTCAACTTGTACACAACGTACAAGCTGAAGAGCATGACTAGGAAAGGTGTAAAGTCCATGTCAAATGACACCTGTTACTACTGTATCGGCGATACCAGCAGCTTGTGCCCAGCCTACACCGAAGTGTGCGCTGATCATAGCTTTGATCTCTTCCGGTTCATAAGTATCAGTGCCAGCCGGAACTTCGATAATCGTGGTTATTTTCGCGGTAATCGAAGGTTGGTTGGCGGACGGTACTGCTCCCTTACGAGTAATTAGCTTGTAAGTATTGAGCGGTACCCCTTTAATAACCCCGGTAACTGGGTTAGCAGGAGGCAAGCTACGCAACGTAGATGGACGGAAGAACGAAACACTGAAAGGTTTACTCACAGTGTTAGCGTCAACCCCCACCTGCGTACCACCTAAAGCGGAGACGGCGTACTGTTTTCCGTTGATAGATGGCGCCACATCAGTGACGATCGTATAAGTAGGCGAAGTGAAGCCAGTAACGGCCGCACCTACCACAGGTGATGCTGGGACAAAAGACATGTATGTCTCCTGGTGTTACTTGCGAAGGATCGCAAGTAGATTGAGCAGTTTGCTAACTGCGAAGTTCCCGACCTCGTCATACGCTTTAAAACGTAAGGCTACGTGCGGGAGTTGAGACAAGCTAGTACGCTCAAAGTCGGTAAAGTTCCAGGTACCCTCCGTGGCAACGCAAGATATAATCTTGGTATTGCTATTTATGGATTCGGCCCAAAACTTTTCTCGACACTGAGCAACGTACTTCCGCGAGCATGAAAGGTACTTCGTATCGCCGGGTGGCGAGTAGAAGAGATCTTCCAGATAAGCTCCAACATTTACGAAGTAATCGGCAACCCAGGAGAAACCAGTTAGCTCGTACAGTGAAACAGGTACGTTCTTAAGGTTTAGCCCGAATTGATCTTTTACAGAGTAATCGTTAGAGGCAAAGACCGAGAGGTCAAAGCCGGCGGTAATACGGTACGACAAAGTGTGGATAATCTCATATGATGATCTGATCATCATATTACCGAGATTATAGACGTCCGATTTTCCAGACTCCCTCCACTCTTTGTCGGCGCCCGAAGAAAGACGGACAGGATAATCTTCCCGTTTAAGGAAGGTTTCCATAGCTGACACGGCAGCGGACACATCTCCAACCATGGGACGAATCCCAAAGTTGAAGTTGAGCCACATATCCGCAGCCAGCTTCTCCAACTTTCTCGAGCCCCGCTTGTACTTACGCTTTCGTAGATCGACGAGTGCCTCCAAAAACGTGAAGGTGTAGTTAGCTAAAGATGTCACACAACGTGACACTTCGCGGAACTCCACCAACGGCACTATGGTGCGCATCTCGTCGGTCCTTACACGTAGCTTCCTTTTAATGCGGCCAGAGGCAACACTAAGTAAAGAAGCATCCGTAACAGGGCCTAACCGACCATAAGCTTGCAAGCGACGTTGCTCAGTAATGAGCTCTGTCGTGTTGCCGCCGAAGATCTGCCAGGCCCTAGCAGTTACGGTTCCGGGTACAACGTTAGAGAAACTTGTCTTTCGATAAGGATTCGTAGCGTTGACACCCTTTGCTACCTTCACTCTCCAATTAGGATCCTCAAATGTCACACGTGAAGTCTGACCCATGTTAACGTTAGGCCGCGTATTGGCAACAACCGTAATATTCCCGTAGGGAAGAATGCGGCTGGTGTCATACGTTGACTGAACAAAAACATTTTGGGACAGAAACGTGGGCATAGAGGACCTCTAGAGGATGAAGACGACGTACCGAAAGATACGCCGTAGAACGGCCCCG